AAGCTGGCGCAGGAAGCCGCTGACGAGAACCGGCAGCCTGAGCTGAGCTTCGGCGGGGGCGGCTGATGCTGACCCCGGACTATCTCGACCACGCCCCCGACCGGCTGGTGCTGCTCTGGCAGCAGGTAGAGGACGATATCCTGCGGGACGTGGCCCGGCGCATCCGGAAAATGGAGACCTTGACGCCGACAGCCAACTGGCAGCTCTGGCGATACCAGCAGGTGGAAGCTGTCCGACAGGACGTGGTGAAGAAGCTGGCCCGCTACACCGGCAAGAGCGAATCCGAGATCCGGCGGCTCATGCAGCAAGCCGCTACCCGGGCCATGGAAGCCGAGGACGAGATCTACTACCACTACGGACTAAGTCCCACCCCCTTTGCGGAGAACGAGACCCTGCAGGCTCTGCTCAATGCGGGTTACCAGCAGACGGCCGGAACCTTTGCGAACCTGACTGCCACCACAGCCAACACCGTCAGCGGCCAATTTGAAGCCGCCCTCGACCGTGCGCATCTCAAGGTGAGCAGCGGTGCGTTCGACTACAAGAGCGCCGTCAAGAGTGCGGTGAACAGCCTGGCTGACACCATGAAGTATGTTACCTATCCCACCGGTCACCGGGATACGCTGGAAGTAGCCGCCCGCCGGGCGGTACTGACTGGTGTGAATCAGACCGCCGCAAAGCTGCAGGTAGCCCGGGCCGACGAGATGGGGGTGGAGTTCTTCGAGACCACGGCCCACGGCGGTGCTCGGCCTTCCCACGCTGAGTGGCAGGGCCGACAGTTCCACCGGGGCGGCGCTGTGGACTACATGGGCAAACATTACCCGGACTTCGAAGCCGCCACCGGCTACGGCACCGGAGCAGGGCTTTGTGGCTGGAACTGCCGTCACACCTTCTTTGCCATCTTCCCGGAGCTGGGCGCACCGCCGGCCTGGACGCAGGAGAGCCTTGAAAAGCTCGACGCTCGGGACATCGAGTACAGCGGGAAAAAATACACCCGGTACGAGATCAGCCAGATGCAGCGGGCCAGGGAGCGCACCGTGCGCAAGTATAAGCGCCGGTATCTGGCCGAAACAGAGGCCGGGGTGGACACCACCGCCAGTGCCGTGAAGCTCCGGCAGTCCCGCCAGGAGCTGGCTGACTTTATCAGCGCCACCGGCGGCAGGGCAGACAGTGCACGCACGAGTGTGGCCGGGTTTGGCAGGAGCGCCAGCAGTAAGGCAACGTGGGCGGCGAAACGGCAAGAGCGACTGGATGCCGTTAACAACGATTTGACGGCGTTGCGTCAATCTGGTAAAATCAAATTGACCGGAACTGCTGTTACCCCTCCTGCGTTGCCAAACACCCTAAGTTTTGAGGGCCACGCTATCGAGCAAATGGGAAAACGGCAGATCAGCCTTGCGCAGGCCAATGAACTTGCTGAACACGCCATTCTCGCAATCAGCCAGCGCAACGGTACACAGCACGCTTATTATTCTGAAAAAGGTTTCATTGTCATCCGGCAAGATGGTTCTATCGGTACGGTAGGCTGGCTGGACGATGCTGGGAAACAAATCGTCGAGGTGATGAAACAGCATGGTTTTTAATACAACTCCGATTTCTGACCCGCAGGTTTTCTGCCCGATTTTTAACCACAAAATCGCAGACGGACTTTGCTGGGATATTTCAAACATCGGCAACGACAGCCTGAGGCTACCGCCTGAAAAGACCCCGCCTTGCAGCTGGGATGAAGCCCACAAAAGCTGCCTCAAGTGTCAGCACTATGCTGACTGGGACTAACAACCAAATACCACGAGCGTCTTTGCCCATCCGGGCAGGGGCGCTTTTTTCATACCGTTTTAGCTCAGTTGGCAGAGCACCGGTCTCCAAAACCGGCTGTGGCAGGTTCAAACCCTGCAAACGGTGCCACGCAGCGGGCAGTGCGTACCCTGCCCACAACCGGACGCAGACGGAGAACTGCGTCACAAAACCGTGGTTTTATATTGAGAAAGGAACCCCGTCTTATGAAGCGTGAAGATGTAAAAAACAAGATCCCCGGCATTACCGAGGAGCAGCTGAACTGGCTCATGCAGGAAAACGGCACAGACATCAACCGGGAAAAGACTGCTGCGGAGCAGCCTCCGTAAAACAAAGGCCCGCAGGTGTCATCGCCTGCGGGCCTTTGTTTCTTGTGGGGGAAACATCCCAAATATATATCTTCTGTTTTGACTACTTTGCAGCTGTTTCAATCCGAGACAATACTGCATACTACAGCGCAATCAAAACAACAAAAACAAACGAAAATCCGCACAATTCACTCAAAGTCAGCGAACTGTGCGGATTTTTTGATGGTTGCGCCAGCAGGAGTCGAACCTGCGATGGAGGAGTCAAAGTCCTCTGCCTTACCGCTTGGCGATGGCGCATCATACAAGACAGTATACCATATTTTTGCCCAGACCACAAGAGCACAGACAAAAAAACTCTCCCTGCACACAGCAGGGAGAGTTTTTTCTTTATTTGTCCAGGCTTTCCCACAGCGGGTCCTGGGCCAGCACCGCTACCCGGTACTCCGCCAGAAGCTGCTGGATATCCTGCCGCTGCGACCCATCGGCCGCCGTGGCATAGCTGCCCAGCTCCAGCCCGGCCAAGGCGGGCTGCTCGGACCAGGGCACCAGCTTCTGCTTCCAGTCCGGGCCAAGTTTTTCACTCAGCACACCAAAGGCCTGCTCAAAGCCGTCGGCATCCTCCAGCACCCAGAGCTTGGTCTCCCCATTGGCAAGGTCGGCATTCATCCGGGCGGCGCCCGCCATCTGGCTGTTCATGTCCGTCCGCTGGGCATGGGCGCTCCAGGTGTAATTGTACACCTCCACCACGGTCACGCCATCCCGATTCCGATCCTCCGCATATGGGGTCAGGCTCTGTTCCAGCCGCAGCACCGCCTCATCCGGCAGCGCCTCTGCCGTTACC